ACCCATCTATTAATACTTATTCATCTGTAACTCCTAAATTATACAAACCCAGTGCTCCTGAATTTTATAGTTGTAATCATAATCAAGAGAATCGTTCTCAGGAGCAAATATTAAGAGAGAGTGAGTATCCTTGTGATAGGGTTATGCCTATTAATTATTGGGGTAAAAAACCAGCTTTATAGAGATGAAGATTTATTTATATAATCGCAACTTTGTTTTACAAAATGTATAGAATTATTGATATATCCTTTTAAATTTTCAGAGAATGATTTTATAGGACTTTCATTGTTTGCAAATAATTCATTTGATTCACAACTATGTTTGTTTACAAAAACAAAACTATCGTTTATATTATCATTAATATTCGTTTTTATATTTACAGGATTTATGTTTATTGGACTGGATCTTTTTATGTTAATTGTGTTTATAGGACTAGATCCTTTTTTTATATTTATAGTATTCGAATCAGAATTAAATGACTCATTTTCATTTTCATTTTCATTTTCATATTCATACTCGGATTCATTTTCAGAACAAGTGGCATAATCGGTTATAGAATGGTATAGAGATTCGTTAGATTCTACACTATCTATGGCAAAATTAAATTTTAGGTCAAACGATTCATCTATTTTATCACTAATACTTCTATATTTGAATGAGCTATTTATATCGTAACTAGATTTGAAAGGTTCTTCAAGTAATCTATTTTCTTCATTGAGAATTAGGTCATTGGTAAACCAGCAATGTACAAATAGATTGTCCCAATTTATTCTATACTTGGGTTCTTTAACGAGCATTTGTTTTAGTAAATTTATACAATTACTGGAAATAGTTTCTTTAGGGAATTTAATTTCATACTTATCAATAGAATTTATTAGTGTATAAATATTATTAGCTCTAAAGGGAGTATAACCATATATCATTTCGTATATGATAACACCAAAGGACCAAATATCAGATTTAATAGTATAGTTTTTAGTTTTAATAATTTCAGGAGCCATATATAGAGGACTACCACATATAGTGTCCATCATTTCTTCATTAATAGTAATACTTTTAGATAATCCGAAATCTATAATTTTTAGTATTTTATCATTAGATACTAGAATATTTTGTGGTTTTATATCTCTGTGGATAATATTTTGTTTATATAAATATTGTAACCCATTTTTTATTTGTATAGAGAAATTATTTACATGTTTTTCTTCTAATGTATTTCCGGATAAGTATTTTCCAAGATCACCATATTCAAAATATTCTAAAAATATATATACATTATTTAGTTTTTCATCAACTATTAGGTCAAAAACTTTAATAATATTAATATGAGATAGTTTTCTCATTATATTAAATTCATTTTTTACTATATTTTTATCCTTTAGTCTATCTACATCTATTTTTTTTAGAGCAAACACATTGTTATTGTTATCAAAACATTTATGAATAGTAGAGAAAGAACCCTTTCCGATTCTTTTCTCACAAATTCTATAGTTTTGCAATTTATTATTCATTATATAATTATTAATATTAATTCATATATAAATACTTAAAGTTAAATTAATTAGTAATACTATAAAATGACTGATACACACGTGGATACTCAACCGACTGTTGCTGAAACTATTGATACTCAATTCAAGGCTCTACAGAGCGAACTTCAGGCGATGACTGCTACTACTAAGGGTATGCAGGATAGTCTCAAGGCCCTCCACAAATCGTGCCGCACTGCCCAGAAGCAGACTTCTAAGAAAGTTCGTATCCAGGCCAAGAACACTCTCAGTGAAGAGCTCGAGAAGTTCCTAAGTGTTGCTCATGGTACTCAGCTTACCAAGGCTGAGGTCATGAAGGGTATCTCTACCTACATTAAGGATAAGAACCTTCAGCTTGCGGATAATAAGCGCACCTTCAAGGCAGACAAGAAGATGCAGAAGGTTTTCGGTATGGATTCCAAGAAATCGCTAACCTTTGTTGAGATTGGTGGCCACATTTCGGGACATCTTACTAAGGTTTAAAATACAAAATAATATTAATTAAAATATATAGATGGATAATACTAAAAAAATATGTGATTGTGGAAATTATGGTCCAGTTATAGCGGGAGGTGAGTGTCGGGTGTGTTTTGGTGTTAAAAAAGTGAAGAAGAATTAATTTCTTTTATTAACGAATTATTTTCATTTAATTTGTCCTTTGTTTTAGAAAGCAAACTATTTTGATTTTCTAATAAACAATTTATTTTTTTATTAATTCCATTTACAATGGATAAATCCGTTTCTAATCCATTATTATTATCTATTTCATCTGATTCTATTGTAGAAACATTGGAAGGTGATCGCTTGGATGGTAAAAACCCATTAAAGTCAAATACGCTGTCTTTAAGAGGTTTAATGATAGTATAAAATGTATCTAAAATATATTTAGAAAAGTCTAAATTATTTTTAATTTCATTATTTTTACAGTCTATATTTTTAATTTTTTCATCTTGAATATAGAGTAATTCTAATGATTTCTCAGCCAAATGTTGTGTGTCTTCCATTATATTAGAATTAGAATAATTTTCTCACGTTATTGGCCGACATGCGGCGCTTCTTCTGGGTCTTCTTGGCCATTCTACCGACCGTCTGGGAACCATTTTTGCAACTTTTCTTGCTGGTATTCTTACCGCCAACGACTTCATACTCGATAACAAATTCATTTTTGGTACCTGGGAGTCTCACAAGAGGGACAGGAAGCTTCCTGCGCTTTAACTTGTAGGAAAATTCTTTGTTGCTGCTACCAGCGGTTGTTTCCTTAACAGTCACAACAAGAGTGCACACACCTCTAATCTTTTTAACACGGCAAAGTTCGTTAAATGCCTTTTTAGCGGCACCGAACGGCGTGGTGCTTAAATAACGACCACCATTACTCTTCGTTTTACAACTATCCTTTTTGGTTGCCCGAACAACTGTGAATGAACGCATATCAGATCTACCTTTTAAAACCATAATAATATAAACCAATATTTTTATTTTGGATCTTCAGTAATATTTTCCCAATTATTATTTAGTTCGCATGTATTTAATTTATCCTCGAGATCAGCAATTTTACTATTAAGATTATGTTTTAAACGAAGTTTGGTTCTTTTAAGATTTTTAATCTTTTTCTTTAGTGTTCTATTTTCCTCTAAAAGTTTATCGTAATCCATATACATTAATTTATATTTTATTTATAAATATTTTATTTATAAATTTAAAAGTATTACCAATTTGTATCATTTAGATCAATCGTTTCGAAAAACTTATCTAAATCACCAATTTGTTCTATTTTATTAACTATTTCTGGACTTCCAATATCTTCATAATTAGATTCACTATTATTATAGTAAACATTATCGGTTTTATTATTAATTAGAGGTTCTATTTCTTCCTCTGATATTTTATATTCAGAATTATTTAGTGAATAAATACGATTTGATAGTAGTTCTGTATCTGAACCTTTACAAATACTAAAATATTCATTGTTTTTATTAAATAAATAAAAGGTTGGTACTGAATCAATATTAAAATTAGAAACAAATTCCTCACATTCGTCTATATCTATTTTATAAAATGCAATATTTGAATACTTTTTACTTAATTCATCAAATAATGGATAGATAGATTTACATGGACCACACCATGAAGCCGTAAAATATAAAACATATGGTTTGGTTGTATCTATCATTTCTTCAAGTGTATCTGTTTCCTCAACAATATGGAAGGTACTCTGAAGTTTTACCATTATAAATATAACCAAAATTATTTCTAAATAGATTAAACGAATATATTTTAGTATAAAGACAAGACAATAGTAATATAAAATGGCAAATATTCTTTTTGAAAATCAAGAGGATTCAGTATTTGATTCTATACTTTATAATACGTGTAACTATCTTGATATTCATAATTATACTATTCCAAGACAAAAACGTTCCCAACAGATTAAGGTAGCTATTAAACAAGGAATCTATAATATTATTTTTAAAGAGTGTGAAATTATTATTAGATATCAAAATGTAGGAATGCCACTTGCTGTTGAACACAATACCAAATTTCACAAAGAACTAGAACTTACTTCCCCTTCTAATAATCTTGAGAATCTAAGGGAATTTGTTACAGATTCAATTACATTTTATGAGGAACATGTCTTAGAAAAATCTAAAACTGATAATAAAATAAATCTATATCTTTGGGATAGTGGCTTCTGGGATAGTATTAAAAAAAAGTCAAAACGTTCTATTCATACTGTTTGTTATTCAAAAAACAAACATTTGGATCTTCTAAATGATATTAAAGAGTTCCGTTCAGAAGAAACAGAGAAAGAATATGATGAGTATGGTATGCCATATAAATTCAATGTTCTACTAGAAGGATATCCAGGTACAGGTAAAACAAGTCTTGCAACTGCGATTGCTTCTGAGTTGGACCTAAGTCTTGCTATACTAAGTTTTGATGCCGCAATGACAGATAAATGTTTTTTCCAGGCACTTAATATTATTCCTGAAAACTCTATTCTACTCCTAGAAGATATTGATGTTTTGTTCAAAGACAGGAAAGAAAATGATACTATGAAATCAGCACTAACCTTTAGTGGTCTTCTAAACGCACTTGATGGTATTAGTAGTGCTCATAAACAAATTGTTTTTATGACAACTAACTATAGCTGTAATCTCGATAGTGCACTTAAACGGCCTGGGCGGGTTGATAAATGTATTCATTTTGGATATTCTGATAAAGAACAAATCGAACAAATGTTTAATAAATTCCTTGGTGACCGAGAGAACTGTTTCGATGAGTTTTATAAACAAATTAAAAGGTACAATCTAACTTCCGCTATTCTACAAAAATATCTGTTTGAAAATAGAAAGGAACCCGATTTGCTTAAAAATATCAATGATATTAAAGTAGTTGCGAAATCCCAAAACTATGATGGAGCTACAGAAAATCTATATTCCTAATTTAAAATTGTAAACTTATTTTTATTATTTATTCTTTTGATTTCAAGTATTTGAAAATTATTATTACCTAACGATTTGGATAATCCTACATCCACCCTCCATACTTTCTCATCACAGTTAGAATTTATTACATTCTGTGGAGTATGTCCTATAACTATATGGTTCGCACCTATATCCTTTAATGTTTTATCTAGCAAATCACAGTTAGGATTTGTTTTCCCTAATGATCTATCCCATAAAACTCCTTTTGAATCAACTAAAAACTGGTTTATTTTTTCGTCCATATCTTGTTTTCCATTTAAAAAATTCTTCATTAAAAGATTTACAAATTTTACTGTGTTTTTTTTATTATCTTTCACTATTTCTGGAATTATTCCAGCATGAACAAATACTATATCATTTATTTTTAACAAGGTATTTCTTGTACACGACAGACGTGTAGCCATACACCCACCTGGTTTAAAAAGAAGTTCCCTCTTTTTTTTACCACCACTTTTTTCTATATCCTTTTTAGAGGCATAGGAGAAATTACCCATAACATTCATTAATTCATGATTCCCTATTAATGAGTAAACTGCTCCTCCATACGATTGTGCCTGGATATGAATATCATCAAAAAAATCTAGGATTTGTATTTCTCCATGTGCATCTTCATAATTACCACGTCCATATCCATCTATCTGGTCTCCCAACTGGACTACTATAGAGTTTTTACCTATCCATTTTTTATTTCTATCTATTAATTTAAAATGCCTGAATAATTCTATAGTTTTTTTATAATCTGCATGAAGGTCACCTATAACATAAATAGTGTTGGTTGTTTTAATATTATTTTTTAGAATAGGACAAACACTTTTATATTTACATTCATTCATATTAAGTTATAATTTTTTTTTTTTTTTAATTTATCAATTATATCATTATGTTTTTATATCTACTACATAATTCTAATCTGATTGAAGAAGGTGAAAACAAAATCGTTCAATTAATAATTTATAGTATTCTGTTATATATAATACTTCATCTTATCACAAATAGTGTATTTAAATCTGTACCTATTTTTGGATATTACTTCTGGGTTATTTTCATTTTAGATAGTATTAGTCTATCAAGTATTCTAATTAGAGAAAATAATGGACAAATACTTACTAATAATATTAATAATATTAAAATCCCTACTAACCTAAATAGAGAAGAAATTAGAAAAAATACACAGAATTTAGAAAACCTTCTTGAAGAAACTAAACACATTAAAGAAATGGTAAATAATCCGGTTACTGATGGATTTGATTCCAATGAATTTAATAAATTTATCGAAGAACTAAATAATAGTGATTCTGCGCCTCAAATTAAAGAAGAACCAAAAACAGAACCCAAACCTGAAATAAATAAAAATACTCAGATGGATGAACGTGATCTTCTAATGGAAACATATAAAAAAAGTTTAGGTAGTAAAGGATCAGATATTAATGAAAACAATAGAGAAAATATAGTACAAGCGCCACCTACTATAGATATGCAACAATCAATGCAACCATTAGATAATCAACAGAAGATAGATACTCTGAATACTCTAGATACTCTGGATACTCTGGATACTCTGGATACTCTGTCTAGTCTAGATAACACTCAGACTATGAACAATCTGGAATCTGACATAGATATTGATTTGAATGATTTTGATAAATTAATAAACTAACGAATAAATATATTTATATATAGTAAGCTATGGAAATATTTATTTTAACAGTCATTCTTGTTTTAATATTTTTAACATTTTATTCTAAACAGAATTTTACTAATATCACTTTTGAAACTGATTTAGAACAACGTTTTAAACAAATGGTAGATAAAATAGAACAATCTATCGCCAACAAAGAGGTATATTACAGTTTTAAGGTTACTGATAATAAAATTTTTTACTCTAATCTATTAGGTGATTGTAATTCTCCATTTTTAGTAGAGAATATTAATACATCTACCAGTTTATTTAAATTTATTAACAGTTTAATGCAACTTCTTCTTGACCATAGCAATTTACAAAATAAAACTAATTTACAGATAATTAATGTTGATAATTTTAAAAGAGACAGTATTGATAATGGATTTAGTTATAAAATAGAAGTATTTTTATTAAATCATAAAAAGTTTTATACTAACAAATATAGGTTCCATTTAGATATAGTAAACAATGTTATTTCTGTTAGAAATATAGAAATTCTAAATGCGGTAACCCCTATCAACAGATTTGATTGCGATGCTGATAAAAAACATTGTACCGGTCGCGATTCTTCACTTAAATCAAACGTTCCCAATACTAATAGAGTAAAACCTTTATTAGAAACAAATCTGGAATTTGGTAAAGTCGACACACCCAATAAACATATCAAATTAATTGATGATAAAACATCTCTACTAAAAGAACACATTCCTTTACCTGGAGAACCATCCCAAGCTGAATTTCCTTGTAAAAAGGTAGAACATACTTGGGATATTAATGGTGTAAGTAATAACGATGATGACCAGAACAGTTGTTATGGAAACAAACATGCTATAGCAACAAAAAACCCAGAACCATTTTATCATATTTCTTTATTAAATAATAGAAATTTTGATAGTCAAAATATTGATATAAATCATAATTTTAGCGTGCAACAGAGGGTTGGCTACGATCATTAGTATCTTTTTTTTTATATTTTCTTAATAACATTATTGTTACTACAGCCAGAATAGAAGCAATAAACATATATACCCACGCATTTTTAAAAGAACTCATCATTCTAATCCCTTCTGGAAAATTTGTAACAAGTTTTTTTAAAGGTATAAATATACCACCTAAAGGTAAATTAAATATTGGTATGTTTTTACTCTTATACACACAACCATATTTATTACAGACCAACAGAAAATAGATTAATAAAGCTATTGAATTAAAGGAAACGAATATTATAGAGTTAGACAACATTATAATTATAATATATTTAAATATAAAATTGAGTATAAAATGAAGTAAATATATAAAAAAATGTCGTCTCAACAAGAATTCCAGAATATTATCAAATCCTACGATGAATTCCTTGCCCCAATCCTAAACTATGATAAAGATTTTAAACAATTTCTAGAAATGGTTAAACACATTTACGACCAGTATAATACCGATACCACTGTTAATTTCCATGATGAACTACTAAAATATAGGAATGGACAAATCTTTAATTTTGATAATCCAGAACTTAGTAATATTATAGCTAAACTTAAAACTATAGAACAACCAGCACAAAGAACTAAAGAGTGGTATGAATACCGAAATAATAGACTAACCGCCAGTGACCTTGGAACAGCTATGAATGTTAATCCTTATTCTAAACGCAAAAAACTCGTTGCTAAAAAATGTGGTTATGAAGAAACCTTTTACGCCGGAGCAGCTGTAAAACATGGAATTAAATATGAAGATGTTGCAATCCACATCTACGAACAAAGGAATAAAGTTAGTGTATTTGAATATGGCTGTATACCACACCCAACTATCCCACATTTTGGTGCTTCTCCCGATGGTATCTGCGATGTTAATTCCGAAAACAAAGAATATATCGGCAGAATGCTTGAAATTAAGTGCCCTAAATCAAGGATTATTGATGATTTTATCCCTGTTCATTATGAACTACAGGTACAGGGTCAGCTTGAAGTTTGTGGTCTGGATTTCTGCGATTACCTGGAATGCTCTATCAAAGAATATGATCTAGTCCAGGAATTTCTGGATGATTCTGGAACAAATCTAAAAACAACTAAAAATGGAATGGAAAAGGGTGTTGTTATCGAAACATATGACCCTAATAAAGATAAAAATGTTTACTTTTATCTTTATGATTTTGAATCCAAAGAAGAAATTTATGAATGGGAAGAGAAAATTAAAAGTAGTCTCACTGAAGTCTATATTAAAACAACTTACTGGAATCTTGATGTTTATAGTGTTAAGTTGGTTGAAAGAGATACTAAGAGATTCAAGGAAGAACTACTTCCTGAAATTAATAGTTTTTGGGAAGATGTTCTAAAATATAGAGAGTGTGGTTACGAATCACTTATTTATAAACACATCCCTAAGGAAATGGACTTTCTTCCTGATTCCCCATAATTACTTAAATTTGTTAATTAATTCTAATGGATATTTTAATGAATAAATACCACTCCCAACAATAATAATATCTGAACCCTTTTTAAATGCCGTGTCTGGTGTGTT